AACCTTCGGATCGGCCCGGTTATCTGCTGGACGTCAACGCGTGGCAGACGGATTACAATACGTTCAACCGCGCGAGAGTCCCGGATTCAGTCGCGGAACCGGCCGCGGAACGTTATTACAGGCAACAGTCCGCCACTATTGCCGCACCATTCGCGGTCCTCGACGACATTGGTGTACGGGATGCAACGGAGGGCTTCCGCAGCGATCTACATGCGGTAATTAATGCAAGGGTAGCGGCGGCCCTTCCGACCGTATATACGTCGAATATTCCGCTTAGCGAGCTCGGGCGGCTGTATGACGCGAGGCTAGCGGACCGTGTACGTGATATGTGCATGGAGGTGCCGTTCGTTGGCGGGAGTAAGCGGGGATTGCGGAAAGCGTAAAACTACGTGAGAGCGAGTAAATCAGAGCGTGACGGAGTTCGTTAAATAATCACGTCACAATTCGCTGAGTAAACGCCGTTAACGCCTGTTTGCGTAATCTACACATTTGTTTAGATAGCGTGATAATTGTGTCAGAAATCGTTAACGTTTATTAGAATAACGTATACTCGCTGAGTAGATAGACGCTTGTACCGGGTGTTTTTCGTAAAAATCTAAATCGCCGAATTTGCCGTTTTACTAAAAATCCCCACGTTAATATAATCGGAGGTGTAATCGGAAATGAGCGTAGGTGAGACGCTTCTATCGAAGGCAATCGACGCGAATGACCTCGCGGTATTTACCCGGTTCGAAATCGAACGCGATGACTTTCCGACGGAGATTGAACGCCGAGCGTATGACTTCGTTTGCCGATACGGTAAAGATAACCGCGGACAAGCTCCGTCATATGCGACAGTAGTTTCGGAGATTCCGGACTTCATCTACACGCCCGGCGTAACCGATTCTTACGAATACTTGGCGCGAAAACTCAAGGCGGACGCGGGCAAACGTTCGATCGCGAAAGTGCTTAACGAAGAGGTCGCGTCCAAATTTACGGACCTTGACACGGAAGAGTTTATCGACTGGTTGACGGAGAAACTCGTCCGAGTTAAGATGGGAACGAGCGTTCGTAAACGAGTGGGTCCGGACTTTGCCAATTTGGCAAATCGGTTCCTCGACGAGTATCGAGCGCGTAAGGAAGGCCGCTCCTTCAAAATCTGGCGCAGCAAGTTTCCGTCCATTAACGCAGCGATCGGAGGCGGCTACTATTCCGGTAACATGTACACGTTCTACGCACGCTCCGGCCGCGGTAAATCCGTCGTTACGATGGAGGAGGCGATAGAGGCCGCGTTCCAAGGCGCGACCGTCCTCATATGGGCGCTAGAGATGGCGTTATATGAATGGACCGCCCGTGCAATCTCTTCCGTCTCCGCTCGCCAAGGCGTTATTAAAGCGATGATCGACGGCGCCGAACACGATGCAGGCTTCGATAACCGCGCAATGTTGGCCGGACAATTATCGGAAGATTTCGAAAAAGGACTCGAAACGTTCCTCGGCCGCCTGAACGAATCGATTCCGGGGCGGATTATTCTCCGCGCGGTCGATGACGAAGATTTCCGCGAGCGCTCCGTTAAGCAACTCGAAGCAGATATCCGCGAGACTAACGCCGACGTCGTCGTAATTGATCCGATCTATTACATGGATTACGAAGCGAACACGTCGAGAGTCGCGGGTGGCGACGTTGCGGCTACGTCAAAGAGTCTGCGGCGGATTGCGGGTGCGACGAAAACGGTGATTCACGTCATTACCCAGGCGGAGGAGAACGAGTCAGAGAAGGATGAGGAAGGCGTACGCGAAATGAAGCCGCCGAAACGCGCCGAGATTAAGAAGACAAAAGCGGTACTCGAGGATGCCGCTAACGTATTCGGAATCGACACGCTAGCACACGAAGGGCGCGGCGTAATCGAAATCGGGAAGGGACGAAGTGGCGGCGAGGATACGCGGATAGAGCTGCTGTATCTGCCGAATTACGGGATTGTGCGGGAGCTAGCGGAGGAAATATCCAGCGAGCAGTTTGCAGGGAATTTTTAGTTGACCATAGATAGCTTCAGTGATAAGATTTAGTAAACTAATAAAGTAAACTAGAAAAGAGGCTAATCATGCATTCGAATCCTATTCCTAGCCCTGCGGAAATAAGAAAGATAGCCGTTGAAATAGTACATGACCACCCCGCCGGGATACGTCTTTCAGATCTTTATCGTAAAACTAGTGATGCACTTAGAGACGCTCGGATAAACGAGCACTCAGTCAAAAACGCATTGTGGGACCTCGACCAGAAGTTTCCGAATGAAGTGTATAAGAAAAAGAATTCTGAACGCCGCGTTACATTGTTTCCCACGCTTGATAGGTATCTTAATCTTCCTACCGTACAGGAGGACTCTGCGCCTTACAAAGCGGGTAGAGATATCACCTTAGATATAGGGGTATTAAAAATCCTTGACGTAGTGAGACACATTGAAATCAGTGATTTTGACGTTGCAATTAACCTCGAAGAAGAAGATAAGGACATTTTGAGTATTGAGCAAATTCAAGCAATTTCTCAATTTAAGTCCGCTATAGATCAAATTAAGCGGGTCGGCGAGGTGTTGCAGAATGTTAGGCTTTCTAACAGACTCTAATATTCGCACCGAACTCGAAGCCTTCCCGTGGGTCCGCGCCATTTGGTCACCGGACAAACTAATCGCAGCCAGTCCGTTTCGCTACGATAAAACGCCGTCCTTTTACGTATACCTCGTCGATACCGCGACGGCAAACGCGGGCTCATGGGGCGATCCGGGCGCTGACGATCCGGAATGGGCGCGCGGCGGCTTCGTAAAGTTAATGTCGTTCCTTCGCGATGAGACGGCGACCGAAACCCGCGAATACCTCCGCGTCAAATACGGTGATGGTCCGCCGGACGAAACGGACGAGCCTACGATCAAACCGCTAGCGCTCACGATTCACGAACCGTATCGCCCGTTGCCGAATACGCTACTCGACCGCTATCAATTCCGCCATCCATACTTGGAGCGGCGCGGTATCAGCGAAAGTGTTCAACGGCTCATGGGTATCGGTTACGACCGCGACAGGCAGGCGGTTGTGATTCCGTGGTTTAACGCGGACGGCTCGCTAGGCAACGTAAAATATCGGCGAGTCGATACGAAGGCGTTTTGGTATCAGCGCGGCGGGCGGCCAATCCGCGAAATGGTCTACGGACTCAACGTGATTTATGCGCGTAGAATCAAACGGGCCGCGATTGTCGAGGCGGAAATCGATGCAATGACGCTTATGAGCGCGGGCATACCGGCAATTGCGACGGGCGGCACCGGCTTTAACGGAGCAAAACGGGAGCTTATCGTAAAGAGTCCGCTCGAGGAGGTGATCATATTACGCGATAATGATGCAGCAGGGCGGACGTGGAGGAATCGCATTATCGCGGAACTAAAGGACCGCGTTGGGTTATCGATTGGAATAATACGCAGCGGCAACAAAGACGTCAACGAGGCAGGCGCCGAGGCTGCGGCAAGGAGTTTCGAGAGATCACGCAAACTACATCGTATCCATTTCTCAGTCGGAGGGGCCTAATCCATGTCGTATGTGCCGTTTATTGCCGGATCAACCGTTGAGTACTTTAGCGTCTTTCTTTTTATGCTAACTCTTTTTCGTTTTCGTCTTGATAGGAGGGCGGTCGTTACTACGTTGGCGATATCCCTCCTGCTAGGACAAGTCTCTTATTTTACTAGACTCGTTCCGGAGATTGGCGACGGATCAACCTACATACAGCTTGCACTATACATCATCGTCACTTGTTTAGTTTTTCGGGTTTCAGTTTTTTATTCAGTAATTATGAACTTCGCCGGATTCATTGCGTTACTCGTAGTCCAGGGATTAACGATTATCGTCGTAGGCTCAATTAACAGTGTCTCGCTCGATATCGTACGGGAGGACGTGAGGGTCGGAATGGGCGTTCAGTTCTTAGGCGCGATCATTATTATCGGTCTCTCGCGACTTGTATCGCGCTTTAATTGGGGATTCGATTTTGTTCCGACTTCCCCTCGTACGCGGGTCCAAGTGCGCGGAACGAACGCGATTCTCCTCGCGTTGATCTTACTTGCGATTGCAGCTTTCGCGGTAATCACGTACGTATTTCGCAACGAGTTCGACAGTCTCGTTGTATACTCCAGCGCTGTTTTTGTCGTAACGTTGCCCGTGTTTATTTATTACGCCGTTCGAAAGGATGACGAGGATGCTGCGTAGTTTCGCGTCAAATCTACACGTTAGGATAAGCGAGAGCGGAACGCAGGCTCCGTCCGTTGACGTGATTGAATATGCGCTGAAGATCGTGGTAAACGCGGTATCTATAACGGCCCTGACGTTAATGATCGGCACGATTACCGGCGAGTTTGAGCGTACCGTAATTATGCTCGTAGTCTTCGCAGCGTTCCGATTTATTACCGGCGGCTACCACTTGAAGTCCGGCGTATTCTGCGTAATCGTATCGACGGCCGCGCTGTCCCTTGTGCCATTAATAAATTTATCCGCGGGAATGGCGAACATTTTAACGTTAGCAGCGTGTATAGTTGTAGCGATCTTTGCTCCGTCAAACTTCGACAAGTACGCGTGGATATCCGATCGGCACTATTCGAAACTTAAGGCGCTGGCGCTCGTTATCGTATCGTCAAACTTCCTAATCGGATCGGATGTCCTCGCGTTAACATACATACTCCAGGCGGTGCTATTACCGTTTAAGGACGGAGGTGACGACGAGTGAAGAAACGTTTCTATAAACTGGTATCCGCGGCAATCATAGCGGTCGCTTCCGCTTTTGTTTTGACGGGGTCTTACATTTTCATTAACAAACCGAAGATGCCGAAGGAGCTGCGCCATGAGCGAAACTAAACTGATGCCCGTCGTTAAGCGTGTCGGGAAGGACTTCGAAATCGTCGAGATTCCACTAGCCGACGTGCTCTTTCAGCATATCGAGGCCGGCGTAATCAAATACCGCACAGCTTACGGCGTCTTTGCGCACATATCGACGTTGGAAGAAATGGAGCGCTATTTGAGCGGCGAAGGGTTTCGGAGGGTGGAACGCGGATATCTCGTTCAGATGAGCAAGATCGAGCGATATGACGCGGATCGTAACATAGTTGAGTTTGGGGGCGGAATTGACGCTCCGGTATCGCGCGCACACAGGAAGGACGTACTCGGCGCAATGGAGGCATATAACACAAGTGGGGCGACCAGTCAACCGCAACTTAATATCTTGAACGGTTAACCCAAACCGCCTAGATTATGGTTAAATTAGAGTATAAATAATAATTTTACTTCGCTGCCGCAGTTTGAGATAGAGGGTATACAAAGTTTCGAATTCCTCTTGACAAGATATTCTGCGCTGTGGTCTGAGATTTTGGTCTACTTAGGAGTAGACTTTGGAGCGGCGGTAAACCCAAATGGATTTACCTTTACCGTCTGCTCCTTACTACTCCGCCTCGAAAATTATCGTTTCCCAATCGTAAAGTTCGCGGGGGTGACATCCGATGACATCAGCGATCGATAACGCAATGTCGAAGTCCATGAACGCCTGATTATTTGCATAGCGAGACATTTGGCGCTTATCGATGCCGGTCTTCCCACAAACGTATTTCTGCGTCAGTTTTCGTTCCTTCAGGCGGAGTTTAAGGAGACAGCGGCGCCACTCATAGCGCACGGTCCGACCTCCTATATCAACTCTCGCAAATTATTTTAGCATATTTTAACTCTAAAGTGTGCGGAACGGCGGCAACCGTACGGTACATAAATTAGGAGGCGATTATCATAAACGATAAATTGAATAGTCTTGCATTATCTTACGCAAATACGCGGTGTGACGTGGTGTTTACGGAGCTGTACAAGCTTGTCGTACCGGAGTTTAGGCGAAGGTGGGAGCGGTCGTATGGCGATCCGCACGACGGCGAAGAGGCGTTTCACGTTGCATTGACGGAATTGTTGCGGGATTGGCGAAGCGAGTGCGGGAATTTCCTAACGATGCTCAACCTCCGCTACAAGTCGCGCCTAATTGATAGGCGACGCAAAGCTAAGAAACGAGACGATGGCGTAGAGTATTCGTTAGACGAGCCGATAGAGGTCGGCAAGTCCAAGAATGAGGCGGCAACCTTGATCGAGGACGAACGTGCTAATGTTGAAGCTACGGTAATAAAGAAAACGACCGAATCCGCCCGGCAAGGCATCATCGATCATCTTCTCCACCCAGTCACGAGTGATTACGCTACGACGGCTATCGTAGCAGTTTTGAAAAAACCCTCGTATGAATTTGAATCGCCAACGTCGCTCGGCAAAGCGGCGGGCCTTCATCACGAGGTAGTTAAACGGAAGCTTCGCGCATTGTCTCGCCGTTACGACGGAAGTCGTTTCGGAGATATTCGCGACTATCTCGCCGTTTAACGTTGGAGACAGCGGATCGGCAATCAGGCATGATGTCGATCCAGCCCTCCTAAGTATAACACGATTTGTATTACTTTGTGAAAAATCATTCACGCCCAACATACACCGAAGGGACGTTTATTTAAACATGTCTAATACTATTATACGCATTTCTAACGAAAAAGAAACGGAAATTTGCGAACTTTCTTCCAAATTCCCGGAAATATTTTATAACGGTGCGCCGGAGCCGTACGAAGATCCCGCCGATTACCTTCCGCAGCTTCCTGCAAAGGCGGTGCGTCTCGGATGAACCTCGTTGATCCACGCGCCGGAACGCACTTCACCGGTAAGATTTTCGTTGTCCCACACGCTCTCGACCGCGCCGTCGAGTATTTCGGAGTCACCCGAGCTCAAGCGCCTATGTACGTTATGGATATGTTGCGCAAGTCTTCGCTAATCGATCCGGATGTGGTCGGCGAGGACGGCAATCCCGGACGCCTTTACGCATACAAACGGACCGCGTTCGTTGTGGCGCGGGATACTGACACGGTGATTACGCTCTATCCGCAGGAAAAGAGCCCGGCGCCTATCCTCGAAGGGGTCGCGAAGGTTCTGCGTAATGCACTCGCATCTGCCCAACGTAAAGAAGCGCGGGAGATTAAGCGTCTGAGTATCCGGCGTGCTGAACTCGCGGTAGAACGGGCCGAACTCGAGTTGCGGCGGCTTAAGACCGGCTCCGTCAACGTTAAGGAAGCGACGGCGGCGCGCATAGCTGAAATTGATGCGGAGGTTGTCGCGATCGATACGCAGATTTTCGAAGTGAAGCGCGAAAAGACGACGTTAGCGAAAGGGATTTGCGCATTTGTTTCGTAAAAATTTATGCGCAGCATGTGCGGAGCGTCCGATTAGCTTCGGTGTTATAAGTAGGGGCGCAGGGAGCCACGTTGTTCCCGCGTCGGCTAGACGTTATCTGCGCCGAAGGATCGGGGTTGTCCCGGTCGCCGCGAAGTAGATCGCCTGAGCTTTCGAAAAGCGGATAGTAAGCGTAGGTAATGTCCAGCGGGCGTAAAACCCCGGACAGGTACGGAATACGTTGGTTACCGTGAAGTTTCCGGAGCCGCGTAACGCCTGTCGAGCAACATCGGAAGGAGCCGCGAATCATCGGAGGACGCCGATCCTCCAGCGCGTTGAGGCGTTGTGCAACGGAACTTTCCGCTCACATCGCTGCCGAAGCGTAAGCCGCGAAAGAACGAGGCGGAAAGTCGGAGCGCTACGCTTCCGCCACGTTCCCGAGCGCAATCCTTCCGAACTACTTAAACGAAGGGAAGCGATATTTTGTCGTTGTTCACGAAGGTTGGCGAGGCTGCAGTTCAGGCAAGTGTCGATAACGGGGGCGGATCGGATAGTCCAATCGTATCGTTCAAAACCGGTACGACGCTTAAGGTCGGCGTTAAGTCCGTAAATGACGTCGCCGAGTATTACGGTTACGGCCTGTACAAAAAAGGTGGCGGCGGTGTTCAGACGTTCGTACCGAAACAGCAATCGCAACGTAACGCGAAAGGCTTCGTAACGGGGAATCCAACGGTATGGGATCGCGCGGCTGAAGCGCTCTATGCCGACGCTAAGGCAGCGGAAGAGAGTGGCGCGGCCGAAGCGGACGTTAAATCGATCCGGGAGACGGCGGGACTTTTCCGCGGTAAGCAACGTTTCCTGCGCGCCTTCTACGACCTCACGACCGGTAAGGACATCGTCGTCGACTTATCTCCGCACCAGGAGCGCGTTGTTAAGGCGGCAATCGAAGAGAACGTCGATGACCTCGATGTTATTCCGTTCAAGCTCGCGAAGAAAGGCGAAGGTAAAAACGCTGTCGTGTCGCTGTCCCCCATCGTTAAAGTTGACCGCGACTTGACGGATGAGGAGCGCGCCAATTTCGCTAAGATCAGCGAGGCCCCATTCGATCTACAA